AATTACTATTTAAAGGAGTGTCGTTTTTTAGTAATAGTAATAAATATTTATTAAAAGTATAAGTGCTGTTTTCATTAATGATTTCGTTATAATTTTTTTTTAGATTCATATTTATTCTTAGATCTATATTTATAAATTTATAATGTTAAATATTTATATATTTAACATACTATATAACATATTATATATATAAAAAATAATTAGAACTATTATTAGAAAGCAATATAACATGAACTATGATTTCTGAAAAGTTACAAGATCTAAATTACGAATCTATAATAATAAATGAACCTATTAAAAATAGTGCTGTTCAGTATAATTATTTTTATAAGTTACTTTATTCTACAAATATTGTATCGTTAACAAGTATATTTCTTTTATTTGAACTTAATCATTTGTCGTTTGAAAACGATAAAATAAAATTTGATAAAAGTATACTAAATAATAGTGTTTTTAACAAACTTATAGAATTAGAGGAGCATGTATTAAATTTGATAAGGGACTCTAAAAATAAATTATTTAAGCTAAAAGAATTATATGAAAATCAATTTTTTAAATTCGCATTAAGCGATGATAATGAAAATATAAATAACTATAAATATTTAAATGAACTTAATAACACTAATAACACTAATAAAACATTTATAATAAAAATATCAGGAATATGGGAGTCTAAAGAATCAATAGGTTTAACATTTAAATTTATAAAGGTAAATAAGTTTGTTGAGTTTATTTAATTTCAGGTGTTTCATCTGTAGAAAAAAACTCTAAACTAATGTGTATCATCATTAAAAAAATAAAATTAATAACAGATAAAATATATACAGCACTTTTAGACAACTCTATTTTTGCATTATTAATTACATTACCTCCAGATTTTTTGTCTGTATTAGATAAATAAAAAAATATATATGTTGTTACTATTCCTATTTGAATTATTGTTAATATTGAGGACATAAATGAATAAGTATGATACTCAGTTGTTACTCTATTAGAATTTATTCTTTTAAAATAATGGAAATTCAAAAAAATCGTATATATTAATATTAATAATGTAAAAAATATTGGAGTTACATTTGAAAATAACATTTCAACAAAAGTTCCTTCTGTTTCAAATATATTTTTACTAACATATATTCCCATAAATAACATAATACTAAGGGCTACACTTGTCAATCCATATCCCCAAATTGTAGATGTTGCGGGACCTGTATTTCCCAATCTTGAGTGTTTTTCCGGAAAAAATAATTTTATAATAATACCCATACATGCTAAAACAACAATTGTCATAAAATCTAAATTATTATTATGTGATAAACCAAAACCAAAAATACCTTGTTTGTCTATAATCATAGATGCCTCTAATTTTTCGTTAGACTGTGGTTTTTGTGTTTGTGCTCCTTTTTGTGTATTCATATTTATTTATATATATATATTAAATACTCAAAATTATATTAAATACTCAAAATTATATTAAATAATTTAATAATTTATTAAATAATTTATTAAATAATTTATTAAATATATTATTAAATATATACTATTATAAATGAATCATAATAATCCATTAATAAAAAGCAAACATAATTTTGTTTTAGATAGAAAAGTATTATTAATTGATAGCGATGACCGAGATATAGAACGTTGGCCTCATAGTACAGAATTTGAAATAAGGTGCCCGCAAATTTACAATAATGTTGAATCGATAAAACTAGTAAACATTATGTTGCCAAATTTTTTATATAATATTAGCGAATATTTGCAAACAAACAAAATGATATTAGAGATTTCGGGAGCTACACATACTATTGTTATACAAGATGGCTATTATAAACATTCTCAATTAATGGTAGCTCTACAAAAAAAATTTCGTGCAATAGATCCTTCTTTTGTTGTAACTTTTAATGAGCTTAATAATAAATATTATTTTGGCCACCCAAATCAAACTAAAGAATTTAAATTCAAATTTGACAAAGTTATTGACTTTTCAAATTGTAACAAAGATAATTATAAAGTAAATGTATATTCTCAGCATAGTGAATGGGGACTAGGTTATATATTGGGTTTTGATAAAACAACTTATGTTTCTAAAGTTACAAGTGATGCCAACATCCTCAGTTTTGCAGATAAAATCACGAACTGGACTGACATATCCAGCAATGTTTTAGTTTCGCAAAATCCGAGTAATTTAGAAGATAATGTATTTATATATATTGAATTAGATAAGTATAATAAAAGCGACGAACTAAAACCATATTTATATTATAATAATAGTAATACTAATTCTGGTATTATAAATGGTGCTTTTGCTAAAATTCCACATACTTTATCTCTAAATAATAATTGCACAGTAAACGATGGATATTTAGAAAATGTTAGTTATTTTCAGCCACCCATTGATAAAATTGCTAAAATTAAACTTAAATTTAGACATCATAACGGGATGTTGGTGGATTTTAATAATTTTAACATCTCTTTATCATTAGAAATTAATCAGTTGCGCAACGAAATGAATAATTATGAGGTAAGAACGCCTTTTAAAATATAAAAAAAGGATATAAAGACGCAAAATATATATAAAAAAAGAATATAAAGCCCTAACTATAAATTTATATTAGGACAACCCATTTTTACTAACATAGCACTTTTCACATAATGGAATATATTGACTATAGCCAATCAATATTTGTAAAGTATTAGGAACAGTTCTATGGCTGAATTGTGATGCACCTCCACATAGCTTGCATTTCCCTTTAAGCGCATATACTTTTGTAGCACTAGAAACCAAATTCATCATTGAGCCGAATTTTTCTCGCTTATAGTCTAAATCTAGTCCACATAATATAACATTCTTTTTTAATGTTTCATTTAAATATAATACACTTTCAAATATTGTTTCAAAAAACTGGGCTTCATTTATAAAAATATAATCTGCGTTAGCAATTACTTCTTTTGTATGACTATTTTTAATAAAATCATCTAAATTTGTAATACTATAACAATCAATGGCCAATCCATCATGTGAAATAATTTTATTTTTACCATAGCGTGTATCTAACTCATAATTAATAGCAATACAATTTTTATTTTTGGTTAGCGTTTCTTTATAAAGTTCAATTAATTTTGTAGTTTTACCAGAAAACATTGGTCCATAAATCAATGTAATACATGGATATGTATTATGACTTAGCATTTTATATGCGTTTATTATATATTACAAACAACATTGTTTTATATAATATTTCAATTTTTATAAAGAATAAAATAATAATGTATTATATAAATGACAGATTGGAGCGATGATATTGATAAAGTATTAGATAATATTAGGATAAATTGCGTTATTTTGAGCAAGTTACATAAACAACGCTATTTTGAATTACAATCATCTCTCAAATATTACAGAATGCCAGTGATTATATTAAATGGTATAAATAGCATATTTGCTGTAGGTCTTCAACCATATATATATCAAGGAACAATTAGTTTAACAAATTCATTAATAGCTTTAACTTGTGGTATAATAGGTAGTATTGAGTTATATTTAGGTATACAAAAAAGACTAGAGAACGATATGATTTCGCAGAGAGATTATTACCTACTTTCAATAGATATATATAAAACATTAAGTTTAGATAAAAGTAATCGCCCGATTCCCGCAAAAGATTATTTAGAAAAAAGTTATAATATATATACAAAATTGATTGAGAGTTCATCGACATTAGCAAAAGTTAAGGGAGATAAATTAATACCTATTGATATATCATTAATAGATGAAGTAGAAGTTATTACACCACAAGCAAATGGTGGTTTTTGGACTAGACCAGTCGAGCAATCAACTAGACCAGTCGAGCAATCAATATCAGAATAGTTTTATGAATATTCTCTCAAATATCAAAAAAAATTTATAAAAAATTGAATAAAAAAGATCAAAAATAAAAAATTGAAACTATTTATTATTTTTACTTAATAAATAATAAATAGTAAATAGTTAATAATAATGTCTCCAGGACCTAGTAGCATTGAAAATCCTACATTTTTAGCGATATTACAAAACATATTGGCAGTCTTAGAAGATGAAGTAGCGCCATTAATTCCGGAGAATACTTATTTAACATTGGCAAGTCAGTTACAAATTTTATATGGTATACATAATAATAGTCCTCGTGGTAGTGGTCGTGGTATTTATACTTATGATAATAGTGGTAATTATTTTACGGGCGTCGGGCGGTTGTCGGGTATTGTTTATAATTCAAATAATAATAATAATGTTACTAATGTTACTAATGTTACTAATTTTACAGATGCGTTGTTAATAGTAGAAAGAATGTATGATGCTATGTCATATGTAGAAAGGGAGAGAGCCCACGAAAATAATAATTATACTAATCTAATGAACACAGCGCGAAATTATTGGAACGCTATGTCTCTAGACGAACAAAGGGATTATTGCACTAATATGCGTCGTGATAATATTGAATTTGGAGGACCTATTCATAGAATTATTTATCCGCGTGCATAAAAAATGAGTATTACAAATTAAAATTATTGTTAATAAATGTGGTCAGCTTTTTATAATCATCAATAAATATATTTTTATTGCCTTGATACTTAAATACTATATTGTTTTTTTTCAATTCAAGTTCTGTTGGCGGATATAACTCATTCCAAGCTAATATTATGGAACTATCTATAACATTTGAGAGATTTAATAACGGATAACTATATTTCATATAGGCAAGTGACCTGGCAATTGTTCCACGAGAATAATTACACGGAACATAAAATCTGTGACTTGCTGTTATATCGACCGCATTAGCAAATTTCTTATTACTACGTAAATTGTTTGTATAATAATTTGTTAAAACTATATTGTGCATGTCTTTATTTGCCTTGCTATAATGTTTTGTGAACGATTGAGGAAATATGTGTTCTGCTGTTAAATTATTATATTTTGTATAATTTAAATTACTAAAATTATTAAAACTATTTATATTGCATTCTTCACTGCAATTACAAAAATCATTATATAGGTCATAATAAATATTATTAATATAATAATATTGTTTTATAGTTTTTATAGAATAATATTTTGAAGGCAAAGCACGAGTAATAGAATTATAATTTCTACTTAATAAAAGACTAACAAACAATTTAGTTTTAGAGAGACAGTTGAAAAAACGCATTATTAGCTTTTAAAACTAATATATATTTTTCTAAATATAAAATATAAGTTTATAAAAAATGATATAAAAAACATTGATTAAAAAAATTGATAACTATTATTAATTGTTGCTATTAGTTATTTGTTATTACTATAAATAATGATGTCTATTCAAGATAGTTATAGAGGAAATCAAAACAAAGATCCAACATTTTTAACAACATTAAAAGCAATATATACAGTCATAAACGATGATGTTTCACCTTCAATTACAGATAATACATATTTAACATTGTTAGATAATTTACAACTTTTATATGTATGTCACGTAAAAGTTGTAGTAGTTTTAATAGTAATTACACTATTACTAATTTTAGCATTATTAGTAATCTTAGTAATGCTATTACTAAGATAAATGATTAAAAATTTAAAAATGATAAATGATAAAAAATGCTTAAAAAAAATTGATAACTTTTTTTTATGAAAACATTAATCATTATACTAAATCAATGACCGGTCATAGTATTAACGCAGAACAAAATCAAGAATTTTTATCGACTATGCATACTATGATTGATGATTTAGATACTATTTCTTCGAATATTGACGAGGTTACTTATTTAAGATTAGCAAATGGACTACAACGCCTGTATAATATACATAATTCGACTACACAAGCATCTAGCATTAATAACAGAGAAACTTGGGCTCGTGAGCAACGTCAAATATTTAATGAAGAAAGTAATATAGCCCAAAATATTACAACTGCTTTAGCAAGACATTACGGAAGAGTTTATGATAGTAGTGGTATTCTTATACATAATGATATTGCTACTATTGATCACGCTTACCCAGTAAATGCTAATTATGATTCGTGGAATGAAAATAATCCGGTACAAAATCGGGATAGTGCTAGTGCTAGTGCTATTGCTAGAATTAGTTATACTTCTGTTACTTCTAATCATTGGATTGAAGCCGCATTGCGTGAAGGCTTGCGCAGTGCGCATTAAATTAATTTGCTTTTAGCTATTTTATAATATAAAAATGTTGTTGTGCTAAGTAAAATACCACCCCATAGGGTGTCTAATATAACTAAGAAAGGAGACCAGTCTTTAAAAAATGCATAATTTGTTGTTTCGTATACTCCATTTATAAGGACGCCTAATAAAAACGCATCCTTAGGAGGTGCCTTTTTTTTTATTATAAAATAATATAATCCAGAAACTAATATTATATAGCATGCTAATGCTGACACTACATTAACTTTAACGTCGGCTTTTTGTATATTTTTAAGTATTGGTAGCATAAAATCTTTGAATAAAAATAAATAACTCAAGTCTAAAACTGACATTATTATTGCAATAATAAATAGTGTTGTCCACATTTATTATTTACCAATATTATTTACCAATATTATTTTATTAGTAAAAAAATACCCTATATAATTAATAAAATAATAAATATATTAATTATATTATTATATATAAATACTAATAAATATGAGACATAAGCGTTTCGCTTTTTTAAGAAAAAATGCTAAAATAGTAATACCATGTTTAATATTTATTATATTATTTTTTTCATTTATAAATGAAACACAGAGTTCAGAAGGGCTATCTAATATGTATTCGGTTGCTGACTTAGAAAAAGATACTGATATTAATACTATTAACAATAGTCTAGATTATACTATAGCACAATCCCAGAGTTTAGGAAAAGGCGAGCGAGGGCTTTTTGCCAAAAAAAATTATAAAGAAAATGATCTTATAGAAATTTGTCCTACTCTAAAGATGAATGGTTCTGAAATAGATAAAAAAAAATGTATTACATACATATTTTTTTAGTCCAAATAGCAAAACTAGTAACGATAGTTTGCTAGCTCTTGGGTATTGTGGTTTAATAAACGATTCAAAGACTAAAAAAAATTGTAGTTGGATTGTATCGGAAGATGATAGTACCATAACAATGTATGCTACTAGAGATATAGCAAAAGGTGAGGAATTTTTTACTAGTTACGGAGAGAATTATTGGAAAGATAAAACAACGAAAGTAGAGTAAATTATAGTCCGTATTTTTCTTTAATCCACGATTTCAAAAATTCTAATGAGCAAGTTATATAATCATCATTAAATTCGTTCAATTTTAAAAATTGCGGTTTTTTCATAGCTTCTGTTTTATAAAATATATAATCTCCGTATTTTCCTTTTCTAATAGCTAAGTCATTTGATATTCTGCGAACTAAGCCATTACCTTCACTAGCCCGTTCAGTTAATATAGTAAGCGCGTCTTCTATTTTAATTTCTTTAATAGGCACATTTATTTTAACTGTGTTGAGAGATTTACGAAGCTCGCCGCATTCTAAAAAGTAACCAAATTTGCCTTTTTTTAAGTAAACAGGAACATCTTGAAAATTTCCTAAAAGTTTACTATTTTCTTCTTTTGTTTCTATTAATTCATCTAATTTGTAAAGCCCTGCTTTAAGTTTAGCTATTTCAATGTCTTTTTTAACTCCATAAAAACCGAGTGTTCCGTCTTCTTTTGTATATTTAATAGTTGGTCCATTTTTTCCTATTAAATAACTATGTTTGGAGTCTATTGCTATTTGTATTTTTTCCACACCATTAGTATTAGTTGAATTAGTATTAGTTAAATTGTTTGTTTTTATTAAGTCGTTAATAAAAACATAACATTCATCACATAATTCATAATATTTCTTCATTCCTTGTGCAATATTATCTAACTCATCTTCCATACACTTAGTATAGTCATAGTCAAATAACTTGCTAAAATATTTAATCAAAAATTCGATGACAAATATTCCGGTTTGTGTTATTACTAATTTATTTTTCTCATTACCAAATTCTTTTGTTCCTTGCTCCTCTATAATATTATTATCTATTAATGTATAATCAATAATTTCTAATTTTTTACCATCTATATTTTGCTTTGTTACATAATTTCGTTCTTGAATTTTTTCTAGTAGCGATGAAAAGGTTGATGGGCGACCAATACCTTTTTGTTCTAATAATTGAACCAAATGCGCCTCGCTATAATGCGACTTTAATTCTTTAAGTGTTTGCTTACAAGTTATTTTTTTATAGTTAATATGCTCTTCTTTCATATTCTTAAAATATGAATAATATTTCTCTTCTTCAATACCGCATACCGCTTTCCACCCAATAAATATATTCTCTTCTGCGCAATATTTATATATACTGTCGAGTGGACCATTTATATTTACAACTAATTGTAAATATTTTGCGGGAGCCATCATACTTTCCAAGCTATTTGTCCATATTAATTTATATAATTTTCTATGTTTTGCGTTAAACGATTCTTCGCTAATTGGAATAGCTTCTAGATCAATATGTGTTGGTCTAATTGCTTCGTGTGCTTCTTGTGCGTTATTATTACTATCAACAGTTGCCTCTGTTTTTTCTTTTTTAGACTTAGCCTTATCCTTATCCTTAGTTTTTTTAGCTTTAGTTTTAGTTTGACCTTCTTGGGCCTCTTCTAGAGCCTCTTGAATCTCTCCTTTATCTTTATTTTGAATTAATTTATTTAGTTCTGGATGAATATATTCTGCTCTATATTTCTCAGTTATATAATTCTTGCCTTGTTCAATAAACTCGTCACTATATACTTTACTGTCTGTTCTCATATATGTAATATATCCACCTTCATATAATTTTTGTGCGAGTGCCATAGTATCTTTTGGTGAAATATGCATAATATTGTTTGCTGCTTGTTGTAGTCCTGATGTTGTAAATGGACATGGAGGATTTTTAATTATTTCACGCTCTTTTGCCTTAGATAAACTATGCTTATGCGTTTTGCTTTGTTCAAGAAAATCTTTTATAGTGTCATGACTGTCAAAATTTTTATTCAATGTAAATTGAATATTATTACTTGTAAAATATCCAGAGCTATTAAAGCTCAATTTTCCAGGAGATGCCTGAATATCTTTATAATTATCGTAAACCAGGCGAAGAGCAGGTGTTTGGCAGCGTCCGGCGCTTAATGCGTTTTTACTATTTGAAGTAATATATTTCCATAATAATGGTGTAATTGTAAATCCAACAATAAGATCTAACATTTGTCGTGCTTGTTGAGCATAAACTAATTCTAAATTTAGTGTTCTTGGATTTGCTATAGCTTGTTTAATAGCGCGTTCTGTAATTTCGTGAAATATAATTCGTTTAGTGGTTTCTAATTCTAGTCCAAATACTTGCGCAATATGCCAAGCAATGGCTTCACCTTCGCGGTCGTCGTCTGTTGCCAAAATAACTTCTTTAGCCCCTTTTATTGCTTTGCGCATTTTTTCAATTTGCGCCTTTTTTGTATCAATAATAGCAAAGCTAGGTTTATAATTATTTTTCACATCTATTTGGTCTAAATTAGAGAGATGTGTAATATGACCATATGAACCAATTACTTTATAGCCCGCTCCCAAAAATTTCTCTATTTTTTCGCATTTAGCTGGTGATTCCACTATAACTAAAATATAACTCATGTTTATTAAATAAAATTAATTATTTATTTAATAAATAATTCAATTATTTATTTTTTTATATTTGTTTTTTTATATTTGTTTTTTTATATTTATTTTTTTATATTTATTTTTTTATATTTGTTTGTTTAGTTCACTTAGATTAAAAAGTTTTTCAATGACTCGATTATATTTTTATTTAGTTTGCGTCCACTTGCTAGCTTAATATTTTCAAATGTCTTAGTATTTTCATTTTCTTCTTTGAGAGATTGTAACAAGGTTTCCATGTTTTTAAATTCATTAGCCAAAGCTAATGCTGATACATTGCTAATGCCTGGGATTTGCATAAGCATCAGTTGAAATATATTCTCTCTATTTATATGTGCTTTTTTACTAGTTTTAATAGTTTCAATATAACATTCATCATTGTTTACAGTGTTGGTTGCACTAATTAAAGCTTTGTCACTATAAAACCCTGGTTTGTTTTCACGATTAATTTTGGAAGCAAACGCCACTAGCATAGTAGCTGTTTCTATTTGATTTAAAGTATTAATTACAGAGAATCCTTTATAATAATTGAGAGAAAGCAATGTAGAATATAAGGTGCTCCTAAAAGCAAGTTCTCTATAATTAATAATTGCTCCTTCTAATAAATAAATTATATTATGATTATGAGTTGGTGCTTCATTCAAGCGAAAGGATTGCTCCTTATAGCGGCCATCTTTAATTGATGACTCTAAATCACTTAGCGACTTGCGTTCAATAATTAGCAAAGGTTGCTCATTTATTTCATCATAAAAAACATAATCACCAATGTCAAGATTTTTTTGAATAATTGTAACTTTATTTTTAGACGTCTCATTTAATGAAACAATATTTTGAACTAGTGTCTTAGGCTCACGTAAGTCTATTAATAAATGCATTGTATTGGGGGGATTCTGTTTAACAACTATTAAATAGTTTTATAATATTATTTTAAGTAGTTTTTAAATAATATTATAACCTCTCCGTTAATTTAACCTAATATATTTCTGTTGCGAACGGGGTCATGACGAATGAAGGTTCCGGCTCCTGCTGAACCACCCATCATTTTAAGGCAGTTAGTTCCATCTATGCATGTTCTTAGAAAGCCGCAGCCATTGGCAACATCATCCGCATTTAATGAGGCACCAGTGTTCCAATCTACCCCATTTGCAGCCGTGCGTAAATATTTGTAACCGTGTATTCCTGTGATATTTGGTCTTACACCGACTGTAGAATTAAGACCAGCCATCGAGCCAAACTGACAAGTGTTGTTAGTGTATAAGTTGCTTCCTGTTAAGTTTTTAGTAATTCTTTTACCGGGCATCTTTTTATAATAATAGATTTTATTTTTATTTTTAAAATTAAATTAAAATAAATTAAAATAAATTAAAATAAATTAAATTAAAATAAATTAAAATAAATTAAAATAAAATAAAATAAATTAAAATAAATTAAAAAATTGTCTTAAATACTTTATTAGTTAATTATTTAAAATATTAATATAAATGCTTACTGTTAATTTAACCGCGAATAATTGTCTACAAGATAATAATAGTGATGATAGTAGCTCAGATAGCGATAATGAAACTAATGTTATGAAAAATAACGAAGAATTACTTTTCAATCCTTTTAACACTAGTAATCAAGAAATTACTAATGCTAATGTTCAAGAATTGCTATTAAAATATGGAATTGTTGCTAAACCATTTAATATAGAATTATATAAGCGTGCATTTATTCATAAATCTTATACAAAACGTCCTAAATTAGAAAATTCGATGGCAAATGTTATTATTGCAAATAAACCAGAACATTGTTTACCTCTTAAAACAAAATCAAACGAACGCCTTGAATTTCTTGGTGATGGCGTCTTAGAACTTATTACAAAATATTATTTATATAAACGCTTTCCTAAAGCAGATGAAGGATTTATGACTGAAAAAAAGATTGCATTAGTTAAAAATGAGCATATTGGAAAAGTAGCCCTTGAAATGGGTCTAAACAAATATTATGTTATTTCTCGGCACGCAGAAGAGAAAAATATTCGTAACAATTTGAAAAAATTAGGTTGCTTATTTGAAGCATTTATTGGTGCTATTTTCCTAGACTTCAACCGTATTGCTATTAATGACGAATATGGATGGTTTACAAATGTATTCAATTGCGGTCCTGGACTACAAATGGCGCAAATTTTCGTAGAAAACGTATTCGAAAAGCACGTAGATTGGACAAATTTAATCACTAATGATGATAACTATAAAAATAAGCTTCAGGTAATCATTCAAAAAGAATTCAAAATCACACCTGATTATGTAGAATTAAAAACTCCTAAAATGGATGATGATGATGATAATGATAAATTATATGTAATGGGTCTTTATATTTGTTTTGGACAAAATATTCATAATGCTAATATTGTCAATGCACACAATTATGAACAATTAGGGTCATTTAAAGCAATTCACGAACTACTTGAAAAGCAAGACAAATTATTAGTGTTTTTAACAAAAGCAGAGCATAAAATTAAGAAAAAGGCTGAACAAATTGCGTGTGACCAAGCTATTAAATTAATTGAAAAATGAAATATAAAATGAAATATAAAATGAAATATAAAATGAAATATAAAATAAAATATAAAATAAAATATATTATATAATAATTAATGAGTTTATGTAAATACAAAGACATATTTGGTAAAGTAGGAACAGGTGCTCATTCAATAAGATTATTTAATATTGCAGTAGTTGATACAGTATTAACATTCTTACTTGCTTATGTTATAAATAGATATTTGAAAAGTAATTTATTGGTAGTATTTATATTACTAATGCTAGCTTCAGTATTAATTCATAAACTTTTTTGTGTAGAAACTACTCTCACAAAACTATTTTTTTCTTCTAAATAAATATTAATAAAACACGCTATGAATTAATGCTTTTAATATAATCAATATTATAAATTAATCTATAACATACAATTGTTACAAGTAATACAAAATAAGAAAAAATAATATAAGTTGGCCTGTTTGTATTTTGTAAGTATTTTTTATATATATAAATTGCTAGAGTTTTATTAAATAATTTTAAAAAAGGAGTTATATTATCTGTTAGAGTAGTATCAATATTGGCTTTATTATGATGTAATTTATCTATTATACAACCATTATAAATTACCCATGTAATTACTATAGCAAGCGGTATCCATGCTATATATTTAATGTATATTAATGGTAATAATATAAATATTATGGGTACTATAATAATCATTAAATAATGTAGTATTTCAAAGTTTTTTTTAGTTAGCATAATGTTTATTTATATTATAATGTTATTTTATTTTTTACACAGCATATTTTTAAATTAAATGTTCCAAAAAAATGAAATAATTAATTTGTTATTTGTTATTAATCATAAAACATTAAACATTAAACATTAAATATTAAACATTAAACATTAAACATTAAACATTAAACATTAAACATTAAACATTAAACATTAAACATTAAACATTAAACATTAAACATTAAACATTAAGTAAAATATTAAAAATACTTATTATTATATATTATTTAAATATATATAATAATGATAAATGAAACTCTGGAACAATTAAAAATAAAACCCATACCAAAAAAACCCCAACAATTTCAAGTTATGATTCAAATACCAAGTGAAGGTGTTGGGCCGAATATTATTGATAAAACTAGCGAACAATTAATAAATAGGGAGCTATTTTTTAGTGAACTTCAAGAAAATTTAGGGGTTGTGCAAAAAGATTATATAAAACCCATTAAACCAAGTGATACAATAAAATCGACCCAAATAATGGAAAGTAAAAAACTAGAGCCTAAAATTTACAATGTAGAAGATACTTTAAGCCAAATTGTTAAGACAAGACAAATTATTATTATTAAAGAGTCATCAAATAAAGCTTTAAAACAATCTAAAACAAATTTACCTTCACAAGAGAGATTAACACCCAAACCAGGAGAAACTCTAGTTACGCAAAAAACCAAAAAATTACAAGCTGAAACTATTGACGAGACTTTAATTATTCCAAAAGATTTACGCATAGGTAAAACACTTTATAGTGCAAGAATTCCCAAATTAGAGCCCAATGTGTTAATAAAAGCTTCGAATTATTATTTATATAATAGAGAGATTTTTATTAGTTTTATTAATTCTCTCTTTGAACCATATAAAGAACAATTATTAAAAGAAGAACAAGATATGTTGTCAGGTAAAGCATCCATAAGTTGCGCTACTAATGACAGCTCCAATTTTTCTCTCTTAATTCATCAAAAGATTGTACGAGATTATATAAATATTTATACACCATACAGAGGGCTCTTATTATACCATGGACTTGGTTCAGGTAAAACTTGTTCTTCTATTGCTATTGCCGAAGGAATTAAAAATGACAAAAAAGTGTTAATTATGACACCTGCCTCGCTAAGAGACAATTATGTTGAAGAATTGAAAAAATGCGGAGACTATATGTATAAGAAAAATCAATTTTGGGAGTTTATAGATACCAAAATGAACCCGCAATACTTAGAATATTTAAGCTCATTATTAAAATTACCTCAAGAATATATAATTAGTAATGGTGGAGCCTGGTTTGTTAATGTGAAAAAGGAGCCAAATTATGACAGTCTGGATTTTGAGGACCAGAAGAAAATAAATTCTCAATTAGATAAAATGATAAATTATAAATACCAATTCATAAGTTATAATGGATTGCGAAGCTCTCATTTAAATGGAATGACTTACGGTGGAACAATAAATCCTTTTTCTAATAAAGTAATTATTATTGATGAGGCTCATAATTTTATTAGCCGAATAGTTAATAAATTGAACCGTAAAACCGCGTTATCAATGAAATTATATAATTATTTGATGGACGCAGAAAATTGTAAAATTATATTATTGACCGGAACACCAATTATTAATTATCCAAATGAAATAGCAATATTATTTAACATTTTGCGCGGGACAATCAGGAGCTATAATTGTAAGCTAATATTAGATAAGAAAACAATGACAAAAGAAAAAATAGAAGACATTCTAAAAAAAGCAAATATATTAAATTATGTTGACCTTATAGAATATAATGCTGTCAACTATGAAGTTACTATTACACAAAATCCATTTGGGTACGTTAAATCAGACACAAATAAAAATAAACTGACTTATTCGAGCGATATAATAACAAGCGAAGAATTTTTAAAAAAAATAAAGGAGGCACTAGAGTCGCAATCTATCAAAATCGCAGGCAACAAAATAAATGTAAACGGTTATAAGGCTCTTCCTGATAATTTTGATGATTTTAAGTCATTATTTATTAGCCCAAATAATTCAATAAATAATCCATCAATGTTTAAAATGCGTATAATTGGACTAACGTCTTATTTTAGAAGTGCACAAGAGCAGTTGATGCCTAAATACTCACATTCGAATAGCAATGATTTCAAAATAATTAAAATTCCTATGAGTGACTTTCAATTTGGTATATATGAAGAAGCCCGCGTTCAAGAGCGTAAATTAGAGGACTCTAATAAAAAGAAAAAATCAAAAAAAACAAAAACAGGAGCCCAAGGTGACGACCTTTACAATGATAGTGTTTCAACATATCGCATTTTCTCGCGTGCTTTTTGTAATTTTGTATTTCCAAAACCGGCTATAAAACGACCTATGCCAAATAATGATGAAACGCTAGAAACAACATTAGAAAATATGTCTGCTTTAGATGATGAAGAAGCAATATGTAAAAATCTCTCTGAAGATGTTATTGATGACTTATGTGTTTCTGAAAAATTGGAAAATATAGACGGAAAGTATGATGCTGATGATATTTATGATTTAGAAAAAGATGCGGCAAGTCAGAAATTAACTGATACAAGTTACAGTAAGCGTATTGTTGAAGCGCTAACAGAACTTGAGAAATATGGGAGCAAATATCTCTCCAAAGAAGGTTTGCAACGCTGTAGCCCCAAATTTTTACATATTTTAGAAAATATTATTGATAGTGACCATAAAGGTATTCATTTATTATATTCACAATTCAAAACATTAGAAGGTATTGGTATTTTAAAATTGGTTTTGAAGGAAAATAATTTTGCTGAATTTAAGATTAAAAAAAATGGAAGCGGAGAATACATTCTAAATGTGTCCTCTGAAGATATAAATAAGCCTATGTTTGCTTCTTATACAGGTTCGGAAACTCCTGAAGAGCGTGAAATTATTAAAAATGTATTAAATAGTAATTGGAAGCTTGTTCCGTCATCGTTAGTAAAAACATTACAAACACTATCAGAGAATAATTTCTTAGGACAAATAATCAAGGTGCTAATGATTACCTCATCGGGTGCTGAAGGTATTAGTTTAAAGAATGTGCGTTATGTCCATATAACCGAGCCATATTGGCACCCAGTTCGTATTCACCAAGTCATTGGACGAGCGCGTCGCATTTGTAGTCATAGTGACTTACCTAAAGAGCTACAAACTGTTAACGTGTTTTTATATTTAATGGTTTTTAGTGAGGAACAATTGAATAGTGACTTATCTATTGAGTTGAGACTAAAAGATATATCGAAAAAAGATAGAAAGAAAATTATTACAAGCGATGAATATTTATATGAAATATCGAGCATAAAAGAGGAAATTAATGCCTCTTTGCTACAAAGCGTAAAGGAGTCGGCAATAGATTGTAGCATTCATACACGGGCTTCAAGTACAGAAAAAAATGTTAAATGCTTTGTAATAGGTAATCCAAGCGAAACCAAATATATATATACTCCAAATATAGAGGCACAAGATAAAGACGAAGGTATGAAACTAAACAAGCGAAAACAAGTATTAAAATTAAATGAGTTAATATTAAATAAAATTAAATATGCGTATAATAAAGAAACACAAGAGCTCTATGATTATGATAGTTTCTTGAAAAATGAATTGTTGCTTGTAGGTAAGTTAGTAACACAAGACAATGGCGCATATAAATTGGAGAAACTTTAATTTAATGGAATATTCAACATAAGCGCCCATATAATATAATATAACTAAGCATTAATAACAACCAAATTGCCCCCATACCTAACAAATCATGGAGCAAATCTATAAAAGGGCTTGTGTACATTATTTATTGTTAAACTTTAACTCTAACAATAAATATAAAAAGATATAAATCAATTTTTTATATTCAATTTCTCCATTATTAGCATTTGATTAGCTAGTAGGTCTGCTAATTGGTTAGACAATTTATCTATTTTACTATGTATATCTTGTGTATTCTCTCCATTTTGTATTTTTGTTAAAGAATTGTTAGTATTAAATTGAGAGACTTGTAATTCTTCTTTTATAAATGTGTCTTCGTTTAAATCGACTACTTCATTGCTAGCAGGAGGAGGAGGATGAGGAAAAGTAATAGCTCTCTCTTTTTGTATTTTTTCTAATAGTTCATTCATATTATTAGTTGTTAATGGGTCGTCTTCTTTAATATCGCTAAAATCTATTATATTGGGCTTTTTTAATGTTATAAGGTCATTAAAGCTGACCTTTTTAGCATTAAGTTCTTTGTCAAATTCTTCTAGTTTTTCGGCTTTTAAAGTTTCTTTGATTTCGATGGGAGTTAATAATGATTTTTTATAATTAGCTATGGTTGTTACTATATTTTGTAATATAATTTTGTTTATAGCAATAATATTTTTTGGGTTGCTAATAGTATCACTAGCAAGTTCTCTGTTTTCATCCAAACTTCTTATTATTGTTTTTTCAAATAATATTTGAACATTATTAAAATTTGATTCCGGTATATTATTAAATAATTTATTGTTATATAATACATTCCATAAAACCTCTTTATTTTCCTTACTTGTTATAAAACTCGCATTGCTATTTAAATTTGCGTTGCTATTTAATTTTGCGTTGCTATTTAAATTTGCGTTGCTATTTAAATTTGCCATATAGTATACTACAAATTCAACACTTTAATTTATAATTTATAATTTATATAAAAATATAATGTTTTATTTTATATAAATATATAATGCTCAAATTAGCACTTCTATTTTTAGGAATTCACTATGCCTCATTTTTTTCTATGCCCCTAATTAATACAAAAACACAAGTTCATTTACATTTAGAACGATTTAATGATGACTTCAACTTATATCATATTGGAATAAGTTTTAAAAATAACAATAGTCTATTAAGATACGATTATCGCCCTTTTTGCGAACCAAATAAATGCGAATTTAAAACAATAAATAATCATGCAAATAATGCTAATTCTATTAGTGTAAATGCTATTAGTGTAAATAGTAATGGCGCAGTTGCTTCAAATAAACAACTAACATTTATTGATAAGCTATATAGATTTTATATACCCGAAAATGTTCCAAATAAAACCATATATTGGGGTGAAACCAGCAAATCGTTGGAAGAAGTTGAGCAATTTGAAAAAACTCTACCAAAAAAATATATATTAGGTATTAATGATTGTCGCCATTATGTAAATCGCATTTCATTATGGGCAGTAAACAAGCGCACTCCTATATGGAGCTTAGAAAAATTATGGAACATTACGCATACACATACAAATTTATCTTAATAGCTAATTACAACTAATTTTTGTATTTAGTAATTTTTCATTTTGTTTTTATATAGTTTTTATATATAAACAAAATGTCATCGCGTTCATCAAGCCCACCAAGTCCGTCAACTCCATTAAGTCCAGCGTGTGCATACCCTAAACCACGTGATGTAAGTTATGGTAGTAATAGGAACGCAAATAGGAGAAAAAAAGCGGCAGCTGCAGAGTGTGAGAGAGAAAAACAAGAGGAAGCGCGTCGCAAACAATCGACAAGCCATACAAGCAGAAAGGCAAAAGGAAGGAGACGACACAAAGCTTCAAGAAGAAGACGTAGACATTAAAAATTATTTTTTCATATATTATAACATAATAATTATTCAATTATTAAAAATTTAAAAATTTAAAAATTGAATAATTAATATACAACTATTAAGTAATACATTATAACCAAGTTATGGATTTAGCAAAATTAACCAAAGCCGACCTTATGTTACAATGTGAGCAACAAGGAATTACAAATTATAAATCAAAAAGCAAAGATGCACTAATTAAATTGCTTGAACCTCAAGCTTGTAATAAAAGTACTGACAATCAAGCCATTGCTAATGCTAATCCTTCTATTAGCGTTGAAAATATGTGCGGTCTAGAATATTTAAAAACATTAGACCCTAACTCTATTGATTTAATATTAACGGACCCGCCTTATATTATATCTAAGTCGAGTGGACTAGATAAGCATTATAATAATGTTAAATATAATGAAGCTAATGACATTAACGAGGTTAAGTCAGAAGAAGAATGGACAAATTATAAAGAGCAAAACGCGTTAGAAGACGACACTCATAAAAGCAACTATATTAAATATGGGTCAATATACGGAAAAAAATATTGCGTTAAAACTGACTACGGGTCTTGGGATAGTGATTTTACGTTAGCTATTTTGGAAAAGTTTATTGAGCTTTATTATAGTAAACTAAAAAAAGGCGGCACATTAATAATGTTCTTTGACTTATGGAAAATTACAAACCTAAAAGACCTATTAGAAAAATACAATTTTAAGCAAATTAGGTTTATTGAGTGGATTAAGACTAATCCGCAACCAAGAAATAGTAAAGTCAATTATTTAACTAATACAAGAGAGATTGCACTATTAGGCATTAAAGACAGCAATCCAACATTTAATAGCAGTTATGACAACGGCATTTATAGTTATCCGTTACAAGGCGGTAAAAATAGGTTTCATCCTACGCAAAAGAGTTTGGCGCTATTTGAAGAACTCATTAAAAAACATTCGAATGAAGGCGATACAATATTAGATACATTTTTAGGCTCTGGAACAACTGCGCTTGCTTGTAAAAACACTAAACGACTTTTTAAAGGCTGCGAAATTGATAAAACATATTATGACAAAATAGTCACGCTTTTACAATTACAATAAAAAAACAATATAAAGGCTAGCGCATAAATTATACTTGATTAGAGCCTACAAAGCAACAACTGTAAAATGTTCCCCAAACACTGTAAGCAAATTTTCAAATGCCCAGCGAAATTTAATGCAGTCGCGATTATTATGCACTTGAAATTCGCCAATTGTTATGCCATTTATGCTAATAGACGAACTTTCATTCCATAGTTTTTTTTTAATATTATGACTAAAGTTAATGCTATAATTTGACCAATTTATCTCTTGTTTTAATAATATAAAGGCAAGCACATCACTAGTTTTATTATAATATAACATAGGACAATCAAAAGTATGTGCACTATAGACTTGTAATAAATTAGCTATGTTATTACTAATAAAGAGCTTGATTTGGTCTAAGCCTATGCTTTGGTCAAGTGCGAAAAACTCGCAAAACTTTTTGCGTGAGGGTTGCCCTAGCACTTGCGGACACACTTTGCCAGTCTTATTTTTGCTCGTTTTAGCGCTTAAGTGGATTAAAGGGTTGTCTACACATTCAAAATCATATTTGCTTCCGTATCTTGCGCAATGCCTAATGTTATAAGGAAAGACATTTTTAAGATTGCTAAGTCTGTTTTTGAGAGATTGTGCTTCAACCAAACTATATTTATAAGTTCCATCATAAGGCGTTTCATAATATAAACAAATTGCCATTTCGAACATTTTGCCCAAATCTTCAGTAAGCACCTTTTTGGTTGTTGCTGCCATAATAGATTATTATTAATGTTATAAGTCTAATAATAATAATCATAATCTTTAATTCAATTTTTATTGGGTTAATTTTTTAATTATTCATTAAACACTGAATTCATTTTTATGTTTGCCTCATTATAATATTTTTTCCTATATTTTTTCATTGTGCTGTCTTTTATGCGTGTATTTTTAAAATAACTATAATTTTTATTTTCTTGTAATAATTCTATTATAAAATATAACGCATACATACCACATTGTCCATCGCCATATTGATGAATAAAACCTTCATTATTGTCTACTGTTAATTGAATATTTAAATTATGTGCTTGTTCTACTATTCTTGCTATTAATACTTTAATTTGTTTTGGCACTTTTGAACCATTGCTATCAAAGTAAAAAACGAATTTTTTATCCAAATCAACAAATAATGATATCCAATGTTTTCCTGACTTATTATGAGGGTCGGTATTAAATATTACTCCAATCTTGCTAATTTTATTTTTGATATGATTTTCTAAATTAAAATTACATAATTGCTCCCAAACGCAAGTTGAAAACATTTCTTTTGCATCAAAATCTATTGGAGACGGCCCTATAAACTTAAAATGTTTATGAGATTTTTCATATTGTTTCATTATTTTAGTTATATCAATACTAGATAGCCACGTATTTGGCTTTGACGACCAAGTTTCAGGAGAAAATGGCTTAAATATTTCTTTTATTAATAATTCGCTATTATTAACTTTACTTAATTGCGTTTTTTTTAACCAACATAATTCATCATAGCATTGTTTATCCAATTTATTCTTGAAAAAATCCCATATTTCTTTACTATTATTAGTCAAGATTTTGTCGCTATTATTAGCATTCCAAACATTTTTAAATAATTGTAAATTATTACGAGTATAGCATGTATATTGTTTTAATTCCCTGTCTACATATTTAGTTTGATATGGAGAGCATTTAAGTTTGTTAAATTTTCGCGTATTTTTTTTTGATTTGCGACCTATTTTCTTAAATGTATTAAACATATTATTTTATATTTCAATTTAATATATAAATATAAAATAAATTTTTAACTGCGTTTTTGTGGAAGTATTTTTTGTTTATTATTTGTTGTTTTTCTCACAACAAATAAGTCTAAATTTGTTATTTGTTTTTTAGTGCACATACTATTTAATGTTGTATTATATAAATTAAAATCATTTAAAGAGCCATCGTCGCAATAATTTGAATTATTATTGAAGTCTTTTAATTCTTCTTTTATAGAGTTCTTAATTTTTTTTTCTTTTAAATAAGTTATTAAATTTAATACATATAACAAATAATAAAGCTTATATTTCTCTCCGCTTGTTGTTTTACTATTATTTTCTATAAGTTTTTCTAAAGTTGTCTCATTATATTTAATTATTTGCTCTTTGTAAATGGCAATGTTTTCTTCTATATTATTATAAATATCTTTTAATAAATAATTAGTGCTTAGTAATTGCTCTAATTTATTTGTTTTAAGAGCATGGTTTTGGTTTTGATTTGCAAAATAAAGTAAGTCTATATTATTTATTGCTAATTCGGTTTTTTGTTTTGCTAACCTTTCGTGCTCTAACCTTTCGTGCTCTAACCTTTCGTGCTCTAATCTCTCAATTTCTAATTTATCTATTTCTTTTTCGTTTTCTTTTACTTGTTCAATTAAATCTATACTTACAACTTTTAATTGCTTTGATTTTTTATTATTTTTCTTATTTTCCTTATTTTTCTTATTTTCCTTAGTTTCCTTTAAATTTGTGCTAGTATTAAGCATTTTACTATAAATTTATTTTATATTTTTTAATTGAACTCGTGTCGAATTATAAAATAATTCATTCCCCATTGTTGGAAATCTATTTGGATTAAAGTCTTGAAATTGTTCTTCTCTAAATAATAAATGACTATCTAAATTCTCATTTTTTGTTACAAAATTAATGTTGTTTACATATAAATCACTGGTGCTAGGTGGAACATATACTTTTTGGTCAGCTTTTTGAAGAGCAAAGAACTGGTTTCTCAAAGTAGACTCACTATCTATATTAGAAGCAAACCCGCAAAAATGCATTTTTCTAGTTCCAGGAAAGAAAATAGAGCTAGTGTCATAATTATTATAATTTTGTATAGGTTCTAGTGCTTTTAATAACGGAGCAACGGTTGGCATAAATGTATATTTGGTATTCACCGGCCTAAATGAAAAATTCATAGTAATTCCACCTGAAGGAATGTTTCTATCTGATATCTCGCTATTTATAGAATTTTGCTTATCAAAATTATGTAACTCTACATTATAATAATTATTAGCTACGCTCATTATTAATAATTTATTATATAATTAATATAATATTATTATAATATTATTATTATTAATTATATTAAAAATTTAATAATGGAAAAAAAATAACTAAAGCTCCATTATACTTTCTTTATTTAACGCTTGTGTTCCTTCATAATATTATAATTTAAATAATATTTAAAATTATTTAAATTATGCATATTTTGAGTTTTGCTCGAAAACATCAACGCTTTGTATTCTCTTTTTTGACCAGTATTATGTGCTCCTCGTTCTTTCTTAAATTGTTGAAGTCTATTTTTCTCTTGTGTCTTTAAATATTCTATGTCAAACATATTAGTTTTAACATTATGATTAGATAACAAACTCATTAAAACTAGCGCTGATGATACCATATTAAACCTTTAATAGTACATAAATAAATAAATATTTAACTAATCAATTTTATTTAACTAATCAACTTTACTATTTATACTTTATAAAAAATCTATTGTCAATTTGTCAATTTATCAATTTGTCAATTTGTCAATTACTTGTAATCTTTAATTACGAAGATGTCTACTACGACTTGTTAATATAGGACTTGCGAGTCGTAATCTAGGACTTGTGAGTCGTAATCTAGGACTTGCGAGTCGTAATCTAGGACTTGTGAGTCGTCTTGAAAGTGTTATTGTACCACCAAATTTTTTTCTATAATTATTACGTTTACGACGAGTATTTCTAGAACGACCAGATAGAGCATTATAACGGCTATAATTCTTTTTTGACCGATTTAACATTCTATATATATTATATATAGAAAATAAAAAAATTTTAATTAAGGATTAATATTGCTAAAATAGTATAACAATCTTAATTGTCTATTAAATCAGTAGTTCTATCAATTTTTTGCTAATGAACTTATAAGCATAATTTTTAAACATCATTCATTGGCTTGATGTGTTTTATCATTAGTAAACCATGCCATTTTAATAGCATTAATATTATTTCTAATAATATTATACGATATACTTAATGCATATAAACTTATTAATTTATAATAATCTTCCTCTCGTATCCACGTTAGTACTTCATTATAATTATTATAGCTATATGATATAACTATAATGCTATGTATAAAATGTTGAAATTCTTTATGTCCAATAGTTTCAAGCTCTGCCCACTTCTCATTTTTTCCAAATAATTCATAATTATAGTTGTCCAAAATATATTCATCCATAGTTTCATAATGGTTTATTGGATAATTATATAAATCTAAATATTTTGTTATATTAGATTCATTCATAACAATTAGCTCTATATTTTTTTTCATTTTCTTAATCAATACATCAGCATTAAGCATTTTTTGTTACTAATATATATTTATACATATTTCTATATATTTGTATCTAAGTTATCAATTTTTTTCAGAATCGTTGTGTATTGCTTTTTATAAATAATAAAAATTGATTTTTTATAATTTATTAAAATTATTAAAATAACAATAAAATAACAATGAAAAGGATTAAACCATATACAACAAATCAACAGTCGTGGAGAACAATACTAGGAATGTCTCTATGTATTCCAATGAATCAACGTGAATATTCTTGGCAAGCTAAAGAAATAACTCGCTTTTTAGATGATATATTTAGAATTTTTAAAGAAGAAAAATATGTTGAAAAAATGGGTTCAATTTATAATTTAAATTATAACAATGTAAATCAAATTTTTGATGGTCAACAGAGAATATTAACTACCATTTTAATGCTTATAGCAATAGGAAATTTAGTACCTAAATTAAAAAATAAAATTATTGATCTACTAGCAGTAGATACTCTCATAGATAAATTGACTTCTGAACAAGAAAAACTTAAAGAAAAATACAATGTTAATATAATTCCAACAATTTATTGTGTTAATCCAAATGATATGGAAGGTCTAATAAATATATTTAATAATAATATTCATTCTTGTTTAGAATTTGTATCTAATACAAGAGATTTTATAGTACCTGATAATAACGAACATGATCACGAGCATGAAGATGAAAGTGAAGACGAAAATGAAGACGAAGACCAAAATGAAGACGAACACAAAGAGAAAAAATATATTTGTAAACACTGTAATGCAAAAATATCTAGCAAGAGTAAATTTATTGAACATTTAACTAATAAGCATGATTATAATAATCCAAAACCAACTACAAAATTATATGATGCTTATATAATTATATATGATTATTTAATTAGCAAAGATTATAGTGTAACAAGAATGATTGAATTGTATAAATTTATTTTAGATGACATTGATATTCAATTCTATAATTGTAATGATCCATTATATGTTAGTATAATATTTGAATTGGAAAATAATAGAGGCATGCAAGTAGAAGATTTGGATATAGTTAAAAATGCTATTCTAGTCGAAATACCCGATGACAAAAAGGTTGAAGTATATGAAAAATGGGAGATGTTTAAACATAAAAAAAATGCTATATATAAGAAAGGTTTTGGACAGAAACTGTTTGATATTGCAATTCAATTATATAATAAAGAAATAGCAAGAACAATAGATCTTGATGAATTATTTAAACCTATTATTGACCACAAAGATAGTTATAAAGAACTAAATAAATTTTTCAAAATTGTAGAAACATTATTTGAAATTATGGATAAAATCAGTAATGATAAATATGGAAGACTTGTTAATAACAAACCTAGAATTTGTTTAAATTGGGAAGCATATATGTGGTGTTTATTACCTATATTTTATACTACTAAAACAGTTAATGTTGAATTAATTAAACTACTGACTAAATGGTATTTTAGAAATATTCAGTTTAAAACTAGAAATTTCAATAATTTAGGTTATTCTAATGAATTTCTTAGAATAGCAAATGAATGTATTAAAGATAATAAATATGATTACTATAAAGAAATATTCTTATGTCTTGATAAAAATAAAGATATCAAAATATGTGAGGAAAACTATAAAATAGAATTAAAGAACATGGAGTTTACAGCAATAAATGCTACATATTTATTACTATTTTATGAAACTTGTATTAGTAATGACAGACATATTGTTCCACTAGCAACCTCTCTCGAACATATTTATTGTCAAAAAGATATAACAAAGTTATTAGATAAGTCATTAATGAATACAATCGGTAATCTGACTTTATTAGAAGGAAAAAATAGTCTCAATGGTCATAAGGGCAATAGTTCTTTAGGTTGTAAACCATATAACAAAAAGAAGATGTCATATGAAAGCAGCAGTTATATGACATCAAGAAACATAGTTAAAGATTATGACACTTTTGAAGAAAAAGACATTATTTTAAGAAGTGACGCTATTATTAATGAACTAAATAAGTATACAAAATATTTTTAAGAAGTGAAACATTGAAAAAATGAGTTAAATAAACATACCAATCCATTTTTTATACTCTTTTTGTATTGTGTTTATTTAACTTATTATTAATTTCTACAACGCATTGAGTTGTAGAAGTTTCAAATAAGTCCGGTATAAATGAGTGAATGAGCGCTTTAAAAGCTGAAATAAACAATATAGCAACATAATTTAAAGAAATAAACATATGTTCAAAATACCCCATATCCATTTCTCTCAAATGTTTAAACTCGAAAAGCATTTATTATTTATTATATATTAATATAATTTTATTATATTTTATTATATTTTATTATATTTTATTATAGTTTATTATAGTTTAATTTTTTTTAATAGTTTATGATATAATGTATAACTTGAATATAATAGTATTATTATTAAAAGTACAACTTTTCTAGATACAGCATATGGCCAATAATGTAAAAAATATATTATTAAAAATGCTAGTAATCCAAATGCATATATAATATTATTATATTCAAAGTATTTTTTAACATTTAATAATGGATAAAAACCTACTAAATGCATAATTATTACAAGAATAAAAAAACCTACTAATTTCTCCTGTATTATTTTATAGTAACTATCAATTAATCCAACTAATCCAACCAATAAGAAAATTAAACTTACATATTTTATATAATCATTTAGATAATATATTAATACAACACCAATAGGAACTAACACAAAACTTAATTCACCGCGAATTATTTTATAATGATAATAATATATATTGTTATTTTTGAATGTTATTTTCATTTGTCATTATATATAATTAATTATAATATTTACATAATTAATCATAATTTTTATATTTTTCATAATTTTTATAATTAGTTATATATAATGACATCTAAAGTTGTTGGTGAAGGTACATATGGTTGTGTACTAAAACCGCCTCTTTTATGTAATGAAACTAAAAATCTTGCTAAGCAAGATTATGTTAATAAAATATCCAAAATAATGACTAGAGAGCATGCTATTAATGAAAATGATGAATATAGCGCAATAAATAATATAGAAGGTTTAGATAAATATGCAATAACTGGTCCGTTATTGTGCAAGCCTTTATTAGACAAAAATTTTAATGCTAGCGTTAAAAAATGTAAAACGCTAAAAGTTAAAAACGCGTTTAATAATAGTAAGGATGATTTACGAATGTTATTATTAGAAGACGGAGGCTTAAGTATATATGACTATATAACTAAAGTATTTATGCTACAAAGCCTAGATGAAAAGAAAGTCTTTTTGACCTCATTAATAAAGTTGTTTGATGGACTTCTCTTTTTTCAGTCTAACGAAATTATGCATAGAGATATTAAATTAGCCAATATGGTATATAATGTAAATAATGGTAGAGCAAAATATATTGACTTTGGCTTGATGACAAACTTCAAAAGATTTGCAAAAAGATGTAGCTCAAATACTGAAAGATTAGGAATAAGTCACAGTTATTATGCTCCCGAAAATAGTTGCTCAAATAAATATTCGTTTGATTCTACTAAATTTAAGTGCACCAAAGTTAAAGCTCATTTTAAAACACACGAGAACTTTATTAGCTATTTACAAAAATCATTTGATATTTATTGCTTGTCTTTAGCATTATTAAATATGACATCTGTTTTAAATGGTAAAAATAGTGGACTGAAAAAAGAAGCTATTCCCCGCTCATTTTTTGAGGAGTTTAGTATATTGTTGCTTGGTTATATTAAATATGATGTATCCAAGAGAAATATTAATATACTTCAACTTAAAGAAAAGTATGTTAACTTACTAAAAAAACACGATTGTTATTTAAAGAAGGCCACACAACCCTCCCCTGAAGTTATTGATGCTATAGAAAAAATAAAGAAAAAAGAATTTAAAGCCGACTTAGCCAAAATTTGCCCTCCTACTAAGCCAGTGCTAAATCCTTCTACAAACAGATGCGTTGCTGAGTGCAAAACAGGATTTATTAGAAATAAGAGCTTTAGATGCGTTAAAATGAATTTAGCAAAAGACAATAGTAAGAAGACTAGTAATAATAGCGCCAGTGTAACAAGAAAGAAGCATAACACAAGTATAATAGTTAATGATTCTTCAATTGCTAAAAAGCAACACTGTATAAGCAAAAATAAAGATTATAATCACATTACAAAGCGTTGTAATGCTAAATGCCCTAAAAATAAAACACGTAATTCATTATTTAAGTGTGTTTAAATATTAAATAGGGAAAAAATAAATTGAAAAAAATTGAAAACTAATTTTTATAGTTTATAGTTTATAGTTTATAGTTTATAATTTATATTAATAAAGTATAAAATGGAGACTTATTGTAATGAAAAAATTAGTGATTTTGATTTATGTGGAACACAATATAGTATTGCAGTTTTAACAAAGCATATGCATTATTTAAATAAAAAAGTGGTGCTTAACACTCAACATTTAACAGCCCATTTTTGTGTAAGGTTTATTTTAGATATGGACATTGATTCGGGAAGTGAAGACAGCTATTGTTATGATAAAAATCATATTCTTAGTAGACAAAAACATATTACAAGTGAAGAATTTGACGAAGCTTATGAGTTATTTTATAAATAAAACATATATATTTTTATATTTTTATATTTTTATATTATATAAAAATGAGATTTAGGAAACATACATTATACAAAAAGCGTAAAACACGTAATAAAAGAATAAAGACACGTAGAAAAATGAGACATTATAGGGGGGGTGATGATGATGATGATGAAAATATAGTAGCATATATGAGGAGAATGCGAAAAAAGACCATAGAAGATAATGTATCTCACAATAACAAAATGATATTCAATTTTGATAATAATCGTCCAGCGGTTAAAGCTCTAATTCAAAACACAGAAGCAAAAGAGAAAGAACTTAGAGAACAGACTAATGCAAAAGAAGAGGATCTGCGTTCCCTTGAAACCAAGTATAGGGAGCAAGGTTCTGTACAAAAATTTATGGACAGCAATGGTTACTATAAACAGTTAAAAACTCTACGAACTGAGAAAGAGCGGCTGAGTAAGGAATTAAGTGAAACCATTAAAATTATGAATATGGATTCAGATAATAGATCTACTTTAATATCCAACTTGTCCTACGTTATAGAATTAATAAATGATTACAATTCTACTTACAATTCTACGCATAAAGAAAATGAAGAATATATAGATGAATTGGCAACATTTAAAAGTAAACATACTGAGTTAATTAAAGAAATACACGGATAACCATGAGTATATAATCCGGGTGTTTTCATGGAGTCCACGATGGAACCTACGACTAAATACATATACACCGGGTGTGTTTTCTTTACAATACAAAACCTATAATGATTAATATTGGGTAATAAATACAAAATATAGTTAAACTTAATATATATATTAAAACATATTAAAGCATAAAATATATGTTTTATTTAATAAGCTATGGATATAGAACTCCTTCAGCGCGCATTAGAAAATGATGACAATTTAAATATTATAAATACAAATATTCAAGAAATTAAGCGCAAGAAAAATGAAATATTACAAGAACTCGGTCTTAAGCGCGACGATTTAAAAAGCTTTCATAAAAAATTAAACGGTTATATGTATGTTGACAACATAAAAGACTTAAAATATGGGCGAAATATACGATGGGTAAATTTAAAAAAAATAGAGCACATTAAAATAACCAATGGCTCTATTTTATGCGATATTAAAATACACGACAAAGGAATTGCGCTTGTTTTAAAAGGCTATAATCACAGTTTTATTACGCTATATTTAAATGAAAATATTATATTTCAAAAAATAAATGATGAAGAAAAAATACTCCTTAAAGCAGTCAATTATTTAAGCAACCAGGGCTAATGCTAAGTTTTATAATATATTAATAAAATTGATTGTACATTTATACTTGTTTTTTCATTATAAATAAGTATAAATATACTAATGATATGCACACCTTGTAACTATTTAAATATTAATGAATTACCTAACGATGTTGGAGAGATTATATGCGGTCATCTTTTCAAAGACTATATATTTCTCGCAAAACTTAAAACAACGTGTAAGTCGCTACATAAATCTATTAGTGTTTTTGCTATTGCTAAGCAAATGTTGTCTACTAAACTTGGTTTGTTTAGTTTTCGCGATTTATGTATAAATGTTGATTGTTATGATGACACTTATGATGTTTTCACATTTACTCATAACTATTATTATACTCGCTATTTACATTCAAGACAATATGCGTTGAATGCTACAATTATTATAGTTAATGCGAAATATTATAATATTAAGTCTCATTATTGTTGCGAGTGCTTGAAAAAGTTTGTGTTAGTTGGTTCTAACTCAAATGTAATAGAAAATTATCAAAACTCTGAAGAAGTTAATATAATATTTTAAGGCATTAACATATTAAACCCAAAAAAAATTGATTGTTTTTTTTCGGCATCTATTTAATGAGCATAAAATATGGTTCTCGCTTTTTGCGACCTTTACAATGATGTTATTCAAATTATTATAGGTCAAATAAAACACTATAGTTATCTTGCGTTGCTTAAAAGGACATGTAAAGCTAACTATAATAGTGTGTCACGCTTGTCAATTGCTAGACTTATGTTGTCTTACAAACTAAGTCTATTTTCACCAAGAACATTTTGTATTAATATTAATTGTGCTGATGATACTAAGGCAGTATTTGATAAACATTATCGCAATGGTTATGATAGTTACGTTCATATTAAGCAATTTGCCTTAAAACAAACAACAGCCTTAATTAATGAGCAAAAGTATAAATTTAATACACATTATTGTAGCGAATGCTTGAAAAAATTTGTTTTAGTTGGAGACTTGAGAAATGTTAAGCATAATTATGACTATATAGATGAAGTAAACATAACTTATGCGAGATGTAAGTATATATTTATATAATGATTTAAAAAAAATTGATTGTTTTTTCTCTCTTAAATAACTAATTATAGTGACTATGGAAGTCCAAACGTGCGCCTACATAAGTCTTAATGTGTCTAATAATGACTCTAATTATGGAAAAATTAACATAACTTCTGTTATTATGTGTTTCCTTATTATTTATAGCACAGCTTTAAGTATTGTGTTAAGTGTAAAACAACTTATTCAAATTATTAAGGAAGAAGAACTCTTGAATGAAGAAGAAGAAGAGGAAGTTATTAAAGAAGAGGAAGAGGAAGAGGAAGAGGAAGAGGAAGAGGAAGTAGAGGAAGAGGAAGTAGAGGAAGAGGAAGAAGTAGAGGAAGTAGAGGAAGAAGAAGAAGTAGAGGAAGAGGAAGAAGAAGATGATAAAGAGAACTGTGAAAAAAAACTTAAACTTCTCATTAAAAAGATGATTAATATTCGTGAAACTGAACAACTTATCAGGCGAGACAAACAAAAGTATGAGAGAAAAGGACATCGTGATCATACCGATTTTATGATGACTGGTATTGCAAAAATGCTAGATAAATTATATTATATTAACTATGAAATTAATATTGAAAAATTAAATAACGAAATTATAATTAACGCAAAAAAATTAGGATTATTTGTAAATGATAGTGATTTGTATAAAGACTTATTATTACTTGAGAAATTTCCAAGAGACTGGGAAGAGGCAGCAGCTAAAGAGGCAGCAGCTAAAGAGGCAGCAGCTAAAGAGGCAGCAGCTCTAGAGGAAGCAGCTCTAGAGGAAGCAGCTCTAGAGGCAGCAGCTCTAGAGGAAGCAGCTCTAGAGGCAGCTGCTGAAGAGGCAGCAGCATATGAAGCAGCTCTAGAGGCAGCAGCTGAAGAGGCAGCAGCATATGAAGCAGCAGTAGCTAAAGCAGCAGCACATAGAGCAGCAGATAAAGCAGTAAGAGAACAGGTGTTGGCGTGGTTGGCTAAGAGACAGCAAGTAAGCAATCAAAATAACTAGTGCTTATTTATATTGTTGTTATACTTTTTAAAAATTGATTTCTTTTTTTCAGCATTTATTAATAGCCTCCACAAAAAGCACAGAGCAAAGAACAAGAGAGCTATGACAAGCACTAATTCAAGCGACCACGTTTCATTTTCAGTCGCACGAGCACGGATGCAGGAGTTTTTTGAGAAGTTCGTTCCGACCAAGCGTGAATACTGTATCAATCCAAACTGCATAGAGGAAACAGAAGGCGCTGTGTTATATATATGGGAGAATCGCTCACTGGCTTACGAACACAATGAACGGCAGAAGGCGTTGAACATTACAACCATGCGGGTAAACGGAAAACCACATTGGGTTCAGAGTCATTATTGTTGCGAGTGCTTCAAGAAACATGTTTTGGTGGGAGACAACAAGAATGCTTCGCAACACTATGGGGGTTATTGTGACGGAGTTCAAGAGGTAGAAGTATACTTTCATAATGAGCCCTGGCCTTCTACGTGGCATAATCGTGAAACAGGAGAGGATCACGTGCTTACCGAGCTTCAGGAATATATGTTGGCAAATGACTAATTAGTGCGTTGTATGTGCTACAAAAAAATTTGAATACTTTTTTTATTTCTATTAATATTAATATTAATATTGTTATACTTTTTTAAAATTGATTACTTTTTTTTGTCATTTATTTATAGCCTCCAGAACAAAGCAATCAAAGAGTAAGCACTATATCAAGCACAAGCACTATGACAAGCAGCATCTGCGATTTGTCAAGCGACCATGTTTCATTTTCAGCCGCACAAGTGCGGTTGCAGGAGTTTTTTGAGAAGTTCGTTCCGACCAAGCGCATATACTGCATCAATCCTAACTGCATAGAGGATACAGAAGGCCCTGTGCTATATATATGGAAGGCTAACTCGGTAACCTACGAACACAATAAACGGCAGCCGGCGTTGAACATGTCAATCATGCGTGTGAACGGAGTGAAGCATTGGTTCAGGTCTCATTATTGTTGCGAGTGTTTCAAGAAACATGTTTTGGTGGGAAACAACAAGCTTGTTTCGCAACACTATGGAAATTATTGTCCTGGAGTTCAAGCGGTAGAAGTGTACTTTCATAATGAGCCCCGGCCTTCTACATGGTACAATAGTATTACAAAACAGAATGAAGTGCTCAGCAAGCGACAACTTTGCATGCTTAGTGAGTGAATGAGGCTAGTGTGTTGTATGTCTTGCTTCAAAAAAATTGATTTTTTTTTTACATTTATTTATAGTTATAAAAACAACTATGTCTAGCATCTTATCAAGCGACCATGTTTCATTTTCGGTCGCAAGAGAGAGGTTGCGTGAGTTTTTTGAGAAGTTCGTTTATACCAAGCGACTTTACTGTATAAATCCTAACTGTATCAAGGAAACGGAAATGGCAGTAGTACACATATGGGAGGCTCGCTCAAAAACATACAAACACACTGAACGACAACCAGCATTGAATGAAACAACAATGTGGGTTAATGGAAAGGAATATAGTTTTCGGTCTCATTATTGTTGCGAGTGCTTTAAGAAATATGTTTTGGTGGGAAACAATAAGAATGCATCGCATCGCTATTGGACTTCTTATGACAGACGTCAACAAAATGTGCACGTGATTTTTAATAGAGCACCATACCCATCTTCAACATCTTATTATGGAACAGGCACTGTGCAACCACTAACCAAGTTTCAAATTAAAATGCTTGGTTAGTCTTATTTAAAAAATTGATACTTTTTTTATTATTTTTGCACTATTAACAAAATAATTAAAGCTTTAAAAATGATGAGCGTAAGTAACATTTGCGAGTTACCAAGCGACATTATAACACTCATTATTAAAAAACTCGGCAATTATGAATATGCAATTGGTCTAAACATTACTTGTAAGTCATTGTCTAAGTTAATTTCAAAATTTGCTGTTGTGAAGGAGATGTTTGCTGTGTTGTTTAGCAGATTTAATCCATATGAGTTAATGAGCTATAATCCACATCGTAAGTATATGGCAAGATGTGTAAATGAGCGTTGCAAAGAGGAAACAGAAAATGCGTGTGTATACATATGGGAAGCTCACAATGGGCTTGATTATGTACACGGAAAACAAGATGCGCAAAACACAAATTTAATGGTAATTAATAAGAAAAAATTCATGTTTCGCTCGCCTTATTGTTGTGAATGCTTTAAAAGACACGTTTTAGTAGGAAACAACAAAAAGGTTGCGCAACATTACGGAAGTTATTGTTATGGAATACAACAAGTAGTTGTAACCTTTAACACAACACAACCCTCTAGTTGGTATGATTGTGCTAGAGATTGGTATGCTCCATTAACTGAGAGGCAGGTGCGTCTTTTAAATAGTTATTATGATTAATTTCTATTAGTGCTATAAAAAAATTGATTTTTTTATCAATTATTTATAATACCAAAAAAAACAACTATGACAAGTGTTAAAACAAGTAACCAAGTTTCATTTTCGGTTGCTATAAATCCGCTTCACCACGACCGTCCGTATCAGGAGTTTTTTGAAAATTTTGTTCCAACGCAGTGTCAAGAATGTATCAACCCCAACTGTAGTCAGAAGAAACAAAGCGCAATAAAACATATTTGGCATGCTCACACACTTATATATAAACCTAATGAAGACCATATGGCGTCAACTATAGCACCTACGTTAAATATAATAACAATGCTGGTTAATGGAGAGCAATTTACTGTTATGTCACATTATTGTTGTGACTGCTTCAAACAACAAGTGAAAAAAGACCGGAGTGCAAGGCAGAGAGCAAATCAAGAAAAGCGCACACAAGAAAAGCAGGCGCGCTATTGCTTACAACGAGATTTGCGTTTAAAAGAAGAGGAGGAAAAAGCTAAAGCACAAACTAATAATTAAATGCTATAACAACATTTTTATAAATTTTGTTATACTTTTTAAAAATTGATTACTTTTTTTTGTCATTTATTTATATCCCGGTCAAAAAGAGAGAAGAGCAAAGAGAGATGATGATGTGCCAAGCTTGCGAGCTCAACATTTGCGACTTGCCAAGCGAGCTCATTGCGCTCATTGTTGACCGGCTTGGAGACAAAGACTATCTTGTAAGCTTCAAGGAGACGTGTGTGTTATTTAGCAAATGTGTGAGCCAGTTTTACATTGCGGGGCAAATGGTGGCTGCACACTATGGAGTGTTTACTGAGCGCTATGTTGACAAGCGTTTTGAGAATCAGTATATAATGGGTGACTGTGCAAACGCAAACTGCTACTACGATACTGAAGCAGTATGTGAGTATGTATGGAATTATGGTTACAGGCGCTACAATCATCGCATTCAAAAGCCCGTGCAGTGTACGACCATGTTTGTCAATGGAAAAGAGTATCCGGTCAAGCATCATTATTGTGCTGAGTGCTTTGTGAAGTTTGTATTAGTTGGGTCAAATCCAAATGCGTCGCGGCACTACGGGGAGTATACTAGCGATGGAGACAAGCAAGTGAACGTGACCTTCAATAATGAGCATACACCTTCAACGTGGATACATTACCAAACAGGAGCAAAGGAACCATTGACCAAGTGGCAAGTAGATGCTATGAATGGTAAGTTTCCATAGCATATACTTGTACTGT